CAATATTTAACATTTGTTAATACGACATCACTCTTTTGCTGAACAGCACCAGTTATATTTGTTCTTCTCGCTCCGGCATAAATCCTCTTCGCAGATTTTAAAAGATTAGAGCCAACAGCTTGCGAAAGTGAAGCAGTTAATAAGAAACTATTTTGTATATTATCACTAACTGCATTGATTCCTCTAAACTCCATATCATATGTGAATGTGGATGAGCCACTTACTATGTCCGTAAGAGGGAAATTAGAGGGCTTCAAGCGTACCGAAAAGTTCCATTGGTTATTGTCATAGACATCAAAAAATAAACTGCTTGTAAGCACCGGAAATGGGAATGGGGAAATTGATGATGTTATCTTAAAATAAACATTTTTGTCTTCTGCTTTTGGTCTAACAGCATATACTTGTAAGTTTACAGGATCTGGGTCAGCCCATACTGTATCAGTAGAGGTGGTGTCAGGCTGTGCGAGACCAAACAAGGATACTTCTGTAAAAGATCGATCAATGCTTTTGTGATCGTTTTCTCTGTAGAATGGGAAAATAATTCCTGCCTCTAAAGTAAAGCCATATCTGTCTTCTTTATTATCAAGGTTAGAACCTGAAATGTATCCAAAAGAATCGCCATTTGAAGTGTCGCGAGCTTGATATACAACACCATTTACATTGCTGCTAGT